AAGTTCATCCTGTTGTTCTACTTCTTCCAGAACTTCATCTTGGTTTGTAATTTCTTCGTTACTCATTTGAAACTCCTAAAAATTTATAGTAATTGGTTCGTGTTAATATTTATAATAATCATAAATTAGACATTAATTTACTGAATTCTCTCAACTTAATTTCTTCAAGTTGTTTTGAAGGAGCTGCTTCGATAATTTTCTTCGCTCTTTCTATATCTTGTTCTCTGAGTAAACCATTATCCCAAACCCATTCCTTACCTTCCATAATACCTTCAACGAAAGCATTAGGAGCGGATGGATCAGCAACAATGTCTGCTGCAGTTGCAAGAAAAAAATCGTTTTGAACGATTTGTGCTTTGTCTTTTGATTCTGATTTCAAAGTTCCCATTCCCCTTGAGGAAACACCCAATTTGCAACCTTCATCAATAAAACTCTTTACAATCTTTCCGTTTGGTGTATCGAGTATTTTTGCTCGACCAACGAAATTAGACCCCTCTTTTACCAAAGAAGTAATCATATGAGAAGCACGATCCAAATTAACAGTTGGTCCGTCAGGGTGACCTAACTCTCCAAATGCACGTTTTGGTTCAACATATTCTTTCACATAACGTTTTACTTCTTTTTCAAGAACTTCCAAAGGATATATTCTGCCGTTTTTATTCTTCGTTTCCGACTGCATGAAAATACCTTCGATATAGTACTGCTTCGGTTTATCGTTACTTGCTTCAACTAGTTCATAATCTACGGCTTCTTGTAATTCGCAAATTAGTTTCATTTTGTCTACCCTTTGTTATTAAATGCAAAATCTAAGACTTTCATGAATGATTTTGTATCTTTGTTCATGCTGTCTTGTGTTTTTTTCTTATTACTACTATTTAGTGAATCAAATGTCTTCAAAATAGTTTTTGCTGAATCCGCATCAATTGGTACAGATGTTCCAGATTTGAAAGTTATATCTGATTCTTTTTTCTTTTTTACTATACTTCTTAACTGGTCAATAACATCTTCCTTAACGTTGACTGACTCTGTACTTGGAACTAATAGATAGTCTCTCATTTTATTAAAACTATTTGATGCTATTGCAATCTTATTAGACCACCAAGTAGGCAAAGATTCTTCTGAATCCATACTCTGTAGTTTTTTCAATATTTGAGCTGCGTCTTCTATGACAATCTTACACTGTCTGACTGCACTTGCAACATCAGTATGACCATCTTCTTTTATAGATACCAGTTCTTGTTGTAAATCTTTAAATGATTTCATTAGGCTGTAAATCCAGAAGTTTTAGAAAATTCAATCATAGCAAATCCAGTTGCATGAACCGCGACTGCATTAACGTCTGCAGATGTAACACCAGTACCGGCGTGACTTCCACTAATTCCTGGCCCGTCATAATAACCAGATCCAGCAAGTCTAATTGCAGATATGTCCGTACCACTTGGAACTTCAAAAGTAATCAATATAGAACCACTTCCATCTTCACTGATATCTCCACTTACTAATCCCCATCTTATCCTACGAATACTAACATTAGCATTAGCAGCAAAACCACCAATTCCACTTCCATCTAGTATTAATCCAGTTCCATCGTGATTATTAAAATCACACATAATTACTATTTTCCCACTACCAGTGGCCGTTGATCCTGTATCTATGAGTGTTCTTGTTGCAAATGCCATTATGCCTCCGTGGGTTGTGCTTCTGTTTCAGGTTCAGTTGTTACCTCTACCTCAACAGGAATTTCTTGTTTATCTTTGAACATACTAGCAGAAACTTCTTGCTTTCTCGTCGCCAAAGAACTTATTACTTTGTCCGCTATTATGGAATCGAAAGCATCGTTTACTTTTATTGGTTGTGCACTCATTGCAAAATCCACAATGTCTACAGCTTTAAATTCTCTTTGTACTGGTTGTTCTGCCATTTTTATCTCCAAAAAATTATCTATTAATATTTATAAACATTGTTGACTCACTAAAATTCATCAACGGTCATATCACCATCAAATTCACCTTCTTTTTTCTCTTTTTCTATCTGTGCATCTTGGGCTCTCATTTCTTCTTCTGACTGTCTGAGAATATTTTTCCTAAAAAATTCTCTGGAATAATAATTACCAACATATTCTTCCATGTTTCTGGCAAGATCAACTCTTTGAGTCAGTGTTTCTTGTTGTTTGAATTCTGTATAATAATGATCTTTTTCAAACTTATAATGAACTCTGTCTTTTATTTGAGACCATTCTTCAGAAGTAATTATATTTTTCAAAATTAATTGTTTTTCTAGTATTTCACCAAAAAGCATTGCAAATCTTGTTTGTAATTTACCAATAAACTTACTGAAAAGAAGCTCGTCCCTAGTAATCTCGCTTTCTCTCCCCAAAGAGAAACCAGAGTCAGCCTCTAGTCGAGATACAGGAACGTGCATTGCCTTGTACATTTTCTTTTGAAAGTATTCCACATCTTCCAATTGACCTAAATTTTCTCCGCCTGGAAGAGTAGTAATTTCTGTTCCTCTACCACCTTCTCTACGAGGCAACCAATAATCTTCCAACATTGATTGATGTCGTCTGTCGTCTTTGACTTCACCAGTAGTCGAATCATAAACCAGTTTGTTTTTATATCGTGTCATAATGTCACGAATATATTGTTCTGCTTTTAATTTAGGTAGATTACCAACATCAATGTAGAAAATCCTTCGTTCAGGAGCTCGTGAGATACGATAGATGACAATAGCATCTTCTACCATTCGGAGTTGATTGAGTGGTTTGATTGCTTTGTGGAGATAAGATAATACACCAGTTTTTGTAGGATTAAGTAAACCAGAAGTAGAGTATGCGATACTATCACCCGAAATTAATACACCATCGGATGTTCTATTTCCCAATCCAGATTCATTGTAGTTGAACATTGAATTGACACTTACTTCTTTTTTCTTTGGGTCAGCAGTATCTTTTTGATTAATCTGTTTTACTTTTTTGATTTTTGTAGCATCTAAACTACGAAGTTCAACAATTCCAAGATTTGGATTGTTCTCATCAATCATAATATGATAGTATAACTTACCTTCTACATACCACCTGCGAAAAATATCGTAACCAAAATTATTGAAATTCAACAAATCCAATACTGTATGAAATTCATCGGTTACTTTTTTCTTGATTCCAACGGATAAATTTGTTCTGTCAAGGATAATATCAACAGGATTTCGTGTATCATCTATTACAATTGATTCATTGATAATATTGTCTATCGCTATTTCACAATCAGAAGTTTGAGCCATTTCACGATATTTTAGAATCAGTTCAATTTCACTTTTATACTGACCATCTAAATCCAGAGAAGTACCGTAAGCACCAGCTCCAGATACCATCATAGAACCATCGTCATTTTCCGGCATAGTAAATGCTGGAACATTTGCGTTTGGTGCTCCTTGATTCTTTCTTTCAATTTTGAAACCAAATATTTCAAAAGCCATAATTTATTCTCCTATTATATTTTTTCATGCTGCTTTTTCCCAGCAATCATATGTCCACGAACAAGTATAAGTTTCAATTGAGTTACCTTCCCAACTAAGAGCAATAGAGGATAATGCAGTTGGAAAAGCTCCTAAAAATTTATACGTTTCCAGACTTTTACCATTTTTACTAAACTGAGTAACACTTATATCTTCTTTATAACCAGCATTCTCACCTTCTCTATTACTAGTAAATTCCTTACTTCTAGTATTTAGTTTGTATTTTGAGAGCAAATCCATCCACTGTTCTATTTTTTTTCTTACTCCAAAATCTTCATCATTTATGATCGTAGTTTCCCAAACATCAAAAGTTCTATCTGCTGCAACTTTTATGGATTTTCCGTGATAAAATACATCGTATGTTCCAACTGTGCTTGCTGGAATAGAGGCTGCTGATATTAAAAATTTAGCGGGAGTCGCGGGGGAGGTTACAGGGAAAGGATAATTAAGATTAACTTGAAAAAGGGCGGATTTTGCTCCACCGCCTTTTAGATTTGATTTGAATTCTGATATTGCGAAAGCCATTCATTTATCTGTTTCTAATATTAGTTTGATTTCCATGAATCAAAGCACCATTCTACTGGATACTCTTCTATTGCATCAGAATCCCATCCAAGAGTGATTTCACCAAGAGTTGTTGGCCAAATATTATTAATGGTGTAACTTTGACCATCTTCACCGTCTTTGTTTACCTGAGTAACAGTAGCTGTTCCCTCGAAATATAACCCCTCTGCAGTAGCATAACCACCATGTGTCTCATTTCTTTCGCCGTCTAGTTGACCAGAGATTGTTCTCATCCATTCCATGACTTTATTTCTCATAGAAAAGTCGTCATCATTAATTATAGTAGTTGTCCAGTTTTCAAAAGTTCTAAATCCAGCATATTTAATTGGCCTTCCAACATAGTTTATAGGAAGAGCAGCAATAGTTGAGCCTGGAATCTGTGCAGATTTAACTAGTATAGTTTCGTTGTTTTTGAAAGATAACGAACTATCAACCGAATTGTTAATTTTTACTTTAAATAAATTAGGTCTTGCACCCCCACCGTTTGAAGCAATGTTAGATTTAAATTGTGAAACTGCGAATCCCATATTTTTCCTTTT